TATTTCGGCGCACCCCGGGGGGTATGTGGCGCTGTGATAATATTTCCGTCTGCATCGAAAGCGAGGCCGTCGGCAAGTGGCGGCGTTCCCTCGTGTATCAATGCGTGACACGTCCGGCAAACTGTCTCGAGGTTATCCTCGCCGAGCGCGATTGGCGGGTCGTCGATGTTCCTCGGCGTGAGCTCTATCTTGTGATGCACGATAACGCCGGGCTCGCCACAATGGACGCATAGCCCCGCGTCGCGCTTGAGAATATACGCTCGTGTGCGTCTCCATGCCGGAGACTCGTAAAACGCTTTTGCAAACTCTCTCATGCTCTCCGCCTCCGAATGGGTAAAGAGAACGCCCCGCACGGCCTCAAGCGTCCTCACGCATAAGCGCAAGGGCTCGACCATGTAGGGCGCACGGCGGCGAGGTTTCCCTCGACCTCTCTTTACGCCTCAATGATAGCACGGGGAAAATGCAAGTTTCCATACGGATTTTTTTCGATACATGAGAATAAGTTAGAAAACGCCTCACATAGACGGCATAGCTCCCGCGCCGAAGTAGAGGAGAGCGAAGCGCACGAGCGCCTTGTTACGGAGGTCGTAGAGGCTCGACGTGGACGAATAGCATACGGCCTCCGTGATTTCGTCCTTGCTCTTGCGCTCGATGTACCAAAGCCGGAGGATACGCGCGTCGTCCTCGTCCATCTGCGCGAGCACGTCGTCGATTTCCTCGACCTTATCCCGGGTAACTTGGATTTCCCGCATAACCTCGGCGAGCTCGAGGCAGTCCGCGAGCGCGTCGTTTACAGATTTCGCACCCGTGTACGGTTTAGACATATCCGCCGACGGATACTCCGACGGCGCGCCGTATCGTAAAATGCGCTCCTTTTTCCGCTCGAGATTGCCTAAAGCCGTCTCGAGCAAGCCGCGAGCGCGGAGAGTTTTCTCCGCCGCCTCGAAATAGTTAATCATTAGCTCGCCCTCCTCGTGCGTTATCGTGGTTTAGGCGCGTTTCCCTCCGTGGCGGTATTCGCGTCCCTTGTTGTACTCATGTTTTGCCATGAGCACGGCCTCAACGTCCACGCCCATATAGGCGAGGTAATCGAGGATGCGGATAATCGCGTCGCAAAGCTCGACGGCGACTCCCTCCGGCTTGCAAGTGCCGGTTTTCTCGTCCTTGTCGCAAGCGCCCTCGAACTCGCACACCGCGCCCGGGATACCACAGCACCCGTAAATAGCCGGATTGCCGTCGCGCCACTCCTCGAGCGCCTCCGACACTTCCGAATGAATGAGCGCGGCGACCTCGGGAAAGCTCCGAGCCGTCTCCCACCATCCATGCGCGACCGCGTTTTCGTGGACTTCTTTCGCAAATTCGTTTACTGTCATTTTCGTTTCCTCCGTTTCGGTTTTATAAATACACCGTCCCGCCGATAAAAGCGGGCGACGATATACTTTCCTCCGTTTACGTCGTTGTGCCATGCGCCAGCATCCGCGAGGAAATAGCCCGGATAGAGCCTTTCATACTCGGCGTTGTTGGTCGTGTCGCGGGCGAGCTCCTCGGCGCGCTTGCCGGAGATACGCCCGTCCCGTGTTTTCGGCTCCGGGTCGATAAGGTTTTTCGAGGCGTTCCATGCTCGAGCATAGAGCGGGCTCTTGACGATGTAGTGACCGAGCCCGGCAAGGCCGCTCTCCGTGAACTGCAAACGGCGGGAGTTCGCGTACCCGAGCCCCCATAGCTTTTCGAGCTCGTCTCTATCCATTCCGCCGGATAGCGTGACGTGATGATGATAGCGCCCATTCTTGGAGCCCTTTTCCGTAACGGCTATGTACTTGAGCGGCGGGAGCCCTTGCTTTTTCCGTGCTCTCTGCACCCGGCGGATATAATTCCGTAAAAGTCGTTGCGCCTCCTCCGGGCTCTCCGGCTGTTGCTGATAGGTCAAATGGATTTCGAGGTCGTCCGGCGTAAAGTTCGCGTGGAGGAGACGGACGAGCTTTTCCTCTCTATGCCGCTGATTGAGTTTCGCTTGAGCGGCGGAGGTCGGCTTGCTCCGCTTGCCTCTGCTCCGGCCTTGCCGATAGGTCGGGTAGATATATACGTCGAGATACTCGCCGCAATAATAGCGTTTCTCTCTGTAAACTGTTTTCATGTGATACCCTCCGACGAGAGCTCGTCTATGGTCGGTTTGTTAATATTCCATACGAGCCCGTAAAAACGCGCTTTGCGCTCGATTTTTTGCCCTTGCATACCGTCCCGGAGAGTGCTATAATAATAAAGGTATGAGTAATCGCTCGTCTTTTCCGGGACGAGTCCCCGCCGACGTTCTGCAAAGCGTCGGCGGTTTCTCTTTTTCTGTCCTGCATTTTCAGTCCTCCGAGTGGCGGTAGAGAGCTACGAAGTCCGCCACATAGTCGAGGATAATTCGCTTTGCCTCGTAATATATAATAGATATAATAGGTAGGAGCAAGAGCATGAACTCACCGCCGACGGCCTCATAGCCGCGCCACGCGAGCGCGTAGCCTCTGCTCTTGACGAAAACGACCGCCGTCACCATAAGCACGGCGAGGAGTTCCGCCGCCGCGAGGCGGCTTTTCTTTTTGTGTCTCATTTCTGCCCTCCATTCCGTAGCGGGCATTTCCGGGGAGCTGTTTCGCCGTAAAAGATAATCGGGAGCTTGCTCTCTCCGTCCTTGTGGCTACATACATAGCCTTTTTGAGAGAAACGCCCGGAGCGCCAGCTCCCGCCGTTTCCGTTCCTCGGCACGTTGTACGCCTTGGCGTATTCGCACTCTTTACACTTTTTCATTTTCGCCCTCCTCGTCCTCCGGGATAGGCGTAAAGCACTCGCAACGGAGGACGCGCTCTTTTTCGTCTGCGTGTATCGGGCTCGGGCGGCGGCTGTCCATGCGCTCTATACACGGGATACAGTAATCGCCGTCTCTGCCCTTGCGCGGGTCGTGTACCTCTCGAATGTTGTCGCATTTCCGGCAGTCGAACTCGTACCGCCATTTCGTGAGGTTGGATTTTCTACGTCTAACCACTTTCGGCCTCCTTAACCCGGAGGGAGCAAATAAACGGCTTTCATGCCGTCTCTTTCGAGCCGCTCGACATATACCGCCGTCTCCGTGTCGTAATAGTCGTTTGTGAGGTTATCCTCCGCGCCGGACACGAAGCGAACCGCCGCGTCGTCGGGGATTTTCTCGAGCTTTTGCCGTAATTCTTTTACGTTCATGGTATGAGCCTCCTTGTGGCTTGCTCCCCGGCATTGAGCCGGGGAGCTTTTTAATTCCGAATTTTACAGGTCAAAGCCGGGCGCGAAGCCGAGGGAATAGAACGCGAGGTAGCCGTAGACTGTCCCGTCGGTGCTCACACGCACGAAATTGGCGGAGGTGCTCGCACGCGGGGAACGGAGCCACCAAAACCACGTTCCATCTCCGACGTGCTCTTTCACGCGGTCGCGCTCACGCTTGAAAATCTCAAGTTGAACGCTGTCCGGCTCCTCGTTCCACCAATCGCCCGCGCCGAAAACGTCGGTCGCGGATGGTATCCATAGGGTATCGGCGTACTCGTGGCGCTCGCCGTCGATTTCCTCGGACAAAAAGCGGGGTACGAACGCCTCCGCGAGCTCGTCCGGGAAAAGCGGGAGAATATCCTCGAGGACGTGTCGCCGCCCCTCGCTCTTGAGGTATCCGCCCTTGTTGGTCGGCGTGTCGTTCATGCGCCACTTTTCCGCGAGGCAGTCCTCGAGGACGAAGCGGGCGCGCTTTTCGTTGACATATCCGCCGCAAACGGCGTTGACGTGCTCGCCATTCTTGAGCTCGATAGCGAACTTGTCGCCCGGGCGGATAAGCTCGAGGCCGTTCCCGCTCGAAATGGCCTTTTTGAGCTCCACGAAAGAGATTTCCTTGTTCCTTGTGGTAATGAGTTGCATCGTCTTTTCCTCCGTTCAAAAGATTTTACAGAAATAGTGATTGCCGATAATCATATCGACGCTCTCGTTATAAGGCGCGGTCGAAAAATAGACCGTATCCTCTGAAAGAATGTGCTCCCGCTCCTCTATGGCGGTATGCACCGCGAGATATTGTTCCTTGTCCGGCTCCGCCGAGTAGAGGTACGGAGCGGGGGAGAACTGCCACACGTCGCCGTATTTCTGAAATACGACCTCCTCGACCGTATCCGGGAAATAGTCGGAGAGCATACGGTTTAGAACGACCTCGACGACGGCGACTTGTCCCTCGAAGCTCTCGCCGCGCGCCTCGTGGTAGACGAGGCAAGCAAGGATATAAACGTCCTCGTCGCTGAAATGGAGCTCCGCGTATCTGTTCTCGGGCTCCGGCTCTACCGTCAGCTCCTCCGGCGTTTCCTCCGCCGCCTCCGGCCTTGCCGGTGCTATGTATGTCAGCGTTTGCCGTTCCTCCGCAAGTGCGCTTGTCCGCTCCGCGACCGGCTCCGGCGCTGTCTCTCGGATGCGGAGCGTCACTATGAGCACCAACGCAAAGAGGAGAGAGGCGAGGAGGGCGGCTTGCATCCGGCGGCGCTGTCTGCGGCGTTTCCGCCGCTCCTGCCTTGTCATGGCCTACCGGCCTCCGGCGTATCCTCTGCGAGTACGATATACTCGCACTCCCGGGCGATTGCCGTCCACCGAACGCCCCACGCACGGGCGGCGGCGTGTACGGCCTCGTATTTGTTCACGCCGTTTACGGTGAGCTCGCCGTATTCCTTGTGACGGACGAGGT